AACTTAGTAATAAGCTAAAAAAATACTAAAAATAAAAACAACTTTGTTAAAGTTACAACAAAAATGAAAAACAAAACTATTATGAACTCAAAGCAAGTATTAGATAAGATTTTAACAATGCTTTCACTTAAGCAATCAGTTAACTTTACTTACGCTAAATTAGCAGATGGTACAATCGTTGAATCTCCTACATTTGATGTGGGTGAAGCATTAGATGTAGTATCTGAAGATGGAAGTAAAACTCCAGCACCGAACGGAGAGCACGAATTGGCTCTTAAAGATTCAGAAGGAAAAGATGTCTTAATCAAAGTTAAAACTGAAGAAGGTAAAATCGTTGAAAGAGCGAATATTGAATTACCTGCATCAGAGGAAGCTAAGGTTGAGGAAGAATTGAAAGCTGAAACAATTAAAACAGAACCATTGCCTGGAGACCCATCAATTAAAAAGGGTGAGAAGATGGCAGAGGCTGAACCATTACCAACTGGAGATGGAGTTGAAGAATCAGTAGACCCATTACCTGGTGAAGATGAAGTAATTGATATGAAGAAGATGTATGAAGATATGGCTTACAGAATTGAAGAAATGGAAAAAAGAATTGCTAAGATGGAAGAGGTTAAGGAAGAAATCAAAGAAGAAATAGAAGAGGATATGGAAGAAGCCTTACCTAAATTAGATGGAGCTCCAATTGAAGAAGCTAGATTCGCTGCAATCAACAAACCAAAAGATAAAAATAAGGTTGGAAACAGACAAGATAGTTTCTTATCTAAATTATATAACTAAACAAAATTAAAATCATTAACAAAATGAGAAAACAACAAAATTTCGCTAATCCGACAGTAACCTCGACGTACTCCGGAGAATTTGCGGGGAAATATATTTCCGCCGCACTTTTTAGTGCACAAACTTTGGATAATAAGTATATTACTATTATGCCAAATGTAAAGTACAAATCAGTTATTCAAAAAGTTGACATCACTAATGCAATCAACAACGCATCTTGTGATTTCGTAAGTGATACAGGTTCTGTAGCATTAACTGAAAGAATCATTACTCCAAAAGAATTACAAGTTAACATTCAATTATGTAAACAAGATTTCTTAACATCGTGGGAAGCATTACAATTAGGCTACTCGGCGTTTGACACCGTACCTGCGAGTATCACGGATTATTTAGTATCTTATGTAGGTGCACAAGTTGCACAAGCTACTGAGATTGCTATTTGGCAAGGTGTTGAAGCAACTAACGGTTCATTCGGTGGTTTATACACTGCATTGAGTTCTTCAGTTGGTGTTGGTGGTGCAACTGCTCCTATCACAGCTTCTGCTTCTGGTTCAATCACATCTACTAACGTAATTGCAGCATTAAACTCTGTTTACAACGCAATTCCTGCAGCTGTTTATGGTAAAGATGATTTAAAAATCTTCGTACCAACAAACGTTGCTAAAGCTTACCAACAAGCAGTTGGACAAAACTACGCTAACGGATATATGAATCAAGTAACAGTTGGTCAAGTTCCTATGAACTTCCAAGGTGTTGAATTAGCATGGTGTCCAGGTTTGGCAAACAACGCAATTGTAGCTGGACAATCTTCTAACTTATACTTCGGTACAGGTTTATTATCTGATTACAATGAAGTGAAAGTATTAGACATGGCTGACCTAGACGGAAGTCAAAATTTCCGTATCATAATGCGCTATACCGCAGGTACTCAGTTCGGTATCGGACAAGACTTAGTTGTATATAAGAACTACTAATAAAAAAGTTTGAGAGATGGGGAGAGAGAAATACTTTCCCCTTAACTCATACACATCAGTTATATAAAGAAAAAATTAAAACGAAAACACAATGGCATGTAACCTAAGCGCGGGACGTAACGAAGTTTGCAAGGAGAGTGTAGGTGGACTTCAAGGAGTTTACTTCATCAACTATACAACTGGTTCTTTCGTAAAAAACGCAAATGGTCAAGTAACTGCATTACCTTTAAGCAGTAGCTTGTACTATTATGAATTAAAGGGGACGAGTGCACTAAACGAAGCTGTAAACAGTTCTAGAGAAAATGGTACAACATTCTTCTCACAAGAATTGACATTAAATTTAAAGAAGTTGACAAACGAAATGTCGACTCAATTAAAATTAATGGCTTACGGAAGACCTCAAATTTTAGTTTGGACTAACAACGGTGATACTTTATTAGTAGGTGAAACGCATGGTGCTGATGTAACAGCAGGTACAATTTCTACAGGAGCAGGTTTAGGAGACCTTTATGGATACTCTGTAACTTTTACAGCTCAAGAAACTTTACCGACATCATTTATCAGCGGTTCAACAACTGGTTCAGCGATTCCTTCTTCAGTATTGAATGGTGGAACAATCGTTTATGGAACAAACAACTAATTTGATTATTAGAGCATAAAACTTTAATCATAAATTTAAACATAGAAGGGTAATCGGAAATGATTACCCTTTTTTATGTCTAATACTACCAAAACTATAGTTATTTTTGTTAAAGTATAAGATAAACAATAGATAATGATTAGCTATTTCTTAACCGGCTCAAACAATTACACATTTAGAATAGAAGACATCAACTCAGGTAGTGCACTTTCATTGAAATTACAGAATATGTACACTTTGGTTAACACTTCTCAATCTATTAGTGGTTACTCATTTAATGATTATGAGAACATATTAGGTTTTACAGCTTCTATTAGTGGAGCAAGAACAGGTGATGAGTGGAGAGCAACAATACAAAGTGGAAGTGTTGAAGTATGGCACGGAACTATTCAGGTTTACACATCAGAATCTAACAACACAGCTTATACAACACAAAACGACCAGTATGTTTCACACATTACTGACAACGAATATATAATAATGTAATATGAACAAAGGATACCAAAACTTTTCAGTAGTAAACTTAGCACAACAGGATGTACCTGTAATTAGAGAGGATGTAAAAACTCGATATAATTGGGTGCCGTTTGGAATTTATATGCAAGATGACTTCTATCCAGCGGTTACTGAAGCATATCAAACATCTACAACTAATGCAGCTTGCGTAGAGGGTATATCAGACCTTATCTTCGGAAAGGGATTATACACAAAGAATACTGCATTTACTGACCAGCTATCAAAGTTACTACCTCAGGAAGAGACTAAGAGGGTAATTTTTGATTTAAAACTTTATGGTAATGGTGCATACCAAGTGATTTGGAACGATGACCATACGAAGATAATTAAGTTTTATCACATACCTGTTCAAACTCTAAGAGCTGAAAAGATATATGATAATCCAAAGATAGAAAATTATTTCTATTGTGTTGATTGGTTTGATATGAAAGCACAGAAATTAAAGATTAAGATTCCTGCTTTCGGAACATCAAATGAGAAAAGAGAAATCCTTTGGGTTAAGAATTACGCACCTGGTAAGTATTACTATAGTATTCCTGATTGGATTTCTGCACTACAATTTTCACAGGTTGAGGCTGAGTTGAGTAATCTACATATCAACAACATAGAAAATGGATTCTTACCACTCGTAATGGTTAATATGAACAATGGTATTCCAGCTCCGGAAGAGAGAGATACTATTGAGGATTTAATTGAGAGAAAGTTCACAGGTACTCGTAATGCAGGTAGATTTATGATTTCATTTAACGATGATGCGGCTAACAAACCTACTATTGATACGATACAGATTGAAAACTTACACGAGAAGTTCCAATATGTTGCAGATTACGCACAAGACCGTATCTTAGTTGCACATAGAATTACATCACCATTACTATTTGGTATCCGTACTGCTAATAATGGATTCTCTTCACAATCAGAAGAGATGAAAACAGCTTATTCTATTATGCAAACAATGACTGTTAATCCATTCCAAAACTTAATCATAAACACAATTACTGCTGCATTAGATGAAGGTGGATATTTAGATTCTCAATTATACTTTGAACAATTAACTCCATTGGCAATCCTAACACAACAGGCAGAAGAAACTGATAAGACAGTTGCTGAAGTAGAAGATGAAACAAACAAATCAATGGAGAATCCAGAAACGCAAGTTGAAGAAACAGATGATGTATCTCAAATGAGTTCAGTAGAAGATGATTTAAGTTTTATTAGAAATGTTGGTACTAAAAGTGCATTTTTTGAAAGAGAATATAAATAAAAATATAATATGAGCTACGCATTATTCATAACAAGAAACGATATAATTAAGAACACTCCATTGCAAGGTGCTATTGATGCTGATAAGTTATTACCATTTGTAAGAACAGCGCAGGATAAATACCTTTTAGACCTTTTAGGTACGGTACTATTCTACTACTTACAGGAGAAAATAACTGATGGAACTTTTAGTACTTTAGATGTTTACTATCAGGATTTAATGGATGACCATATTAAAAATACACTAATTTGGTATAGCTGTGTAGAATATATTCCATTCTCTTCTATCTCCTTTAAGAGTGAAGGAGCAGTTAAACATCTTTCAGACCAATCAGTTACACCAGGTAAAAACGAAATAGATTACTTAAAGCAACAGGCACAACAAAATGCTGATTACTACGCGACTAGATTACAAAATTATCTAACTGCATATTCCCAAAACATTCCTCAGTATTTGGAAAGTATAGGAAATATGACACAGATTTATCCAAATCAATCTAACACATATTTTGGTGGTTTAAACTTATAATATATGGCTAATATAGTTAATGATAGTGGACAGAACTTTACTCTGTATTACAACACTTTAGATTATTTTAAAACAATAATGAGTAATCATCCTTCAATTGCATCTGCAACTCAGGGTGATTTATATGGTATTGATTCAAATGAGTATCCAATCTATCCATTAGCTAATATTCTTATTAGTAATGCAACATTTGGAACTAACATTACTACGTTTACTTGTCAATTGACAGTTGCGGATAAAGTTAAGTTAAAGAATAATGAATCTGTAGGTATAAAAAACGCACAGGTAATACCTTTCTATGGTACTGATGATGTAGTAGATATACACGCTAACACTTTAGCAATCATAAACGATTTAACATCATTTACACAAAGAAGTGTTGAAGCATTTGAGATTAATGGAGATATAGATTGTACACCATTTAGAGATAACTTTGATAATGGGTTAGCAGGATGGGTAGCTACATTTGATTTAACAACACATAATGATAAGAATCGTTGCCTATTTAACTTATTAGGATAATGGCATTCAAATACACATACAAAGGATTAGATAAGGTTGCTGAAGTATATAA